GTTTCCTATAAGGATAACGTTCTTACTGTAGAAGGAAATAAAGATTCAAGAGAACAAGCGGAATATGTCCATCAGGGCATCTCAAATCGTAAGTTCACAAAGACCTTTAACCTCTCTGAACATATCGAGATTCGTGGAGCCGATCTAGTCAATGGTATCCTGAGTGTCCGTTTGGAGAGAGTTATACCTGAAGATCAGAAGCCTCAAATCATTAAAATTGGTTCGACAAAAAGGCGCTTCCTTCGGGATTAAAGACAACTCTAACCCCCGGCTTAAATAGTCGATAGGGTGAGGGGATTAATCCCCTTGCCCTTTATTTTTTTCTTTACAAAATGTCTGATTTGATGTAGTATTCATCTATGATTTCTAATGGTTTCTATACAAGCGTAGATCGCTTTGGCAACTCTCTTCTTTATCGTGGTTATGACGATGAAGGTAAAAAGATTCTCAAGAGAGTCAAATACCAACCAAGACTTTTTCTTCCGTCTAAAAAACCCAAGACCGAATGGACTGCTCTTGACGGAACTCCGGTTGAGTCTATCTCATTTGATTCGATGTCCGAGGTTCGTGAGTTTGAAAGGACTTACAACAGCGTCGATGACTTTCAACTTTACGGAAACACTCGTCACGTTCCGGCGTTCATTCAGTCGGTCTTTCCAAACGAGATTCGTTACAATCGTAAGATGGTTGACACGGCTTCTATCGATATTGAGACTTCGTATGGTGATGGATTTCCGGATGTTCACAATCCCACAAACCAGATTCTTACGATTGCCTTCAAGAGTTCAAAGGATAAAACCTATCGAGTGTGGGGTCTCAACAGCTATGATACTGACAAGTCTCAACTAGACCTTGACATTGAGTATCGCCAGTTCATCAACGAGTCTTCTATGTTGGAGGCGTTCATTCAGTTCTGGGCAAATCCCGAGAACACTCCGGACATCATCACAGGTTGGAATACTCGACTCTTCGATATTCCTTACATGGTTGCTCGTATGCGTTATCTTTTGGGAGAGACCAAAACAAATCTTCTTTCGCCTTGGAAAAAGATCGATCAAAGAGAGATCGTCATTCAAGGTAGAGATCACACCATCTTTGAGATCAAAGGAATTCAACACTTGGATTACATGGATCTCTTCAAGAAGTTCACGCTCAACACCTATGGCAATCAAGAGTCCTACTCTTTGAATCACATTGCGAATCTTGTTCTGGGTGAGAAGAAGTTGGACTACTCCGAAGTCGGTTCTCTTCGAGATCTTTACGATGCGAATTATCAGTTGTTCGTTGATTACAATATCAAGGACGTTGAACTCATCGAAAGAATGGAAGACAAGTTGGGGTTGATTACTTTGGTTCTGACTATGGCGTATCTCGGAGGAGTCAACTATCAAGATACTTTGGGAACGACTGCGATCTGGGATTCGATCATCTTTCGCCGTCTGGCTCGAAACAAGGTTGCGATCATGCCATCCAACAATTCCAAGTCCACAAAGTTTCCGGGCGGATACGTCAAAGATCCTCAAGTGGGAATGCACGATTGGGTGATGTCTTTCGATCTCAACTCTCTGTATCCTAATCTGATTATTCAGTACAACATGTCTCCGGAGACTTTGGTTCGTCAGTCTTGTATTTCGAATCTCACTCCGGACAAGATTCTCTCCGAAGAAAAGATCGATGTTCCAAACGATAATCTTGCGGTTGCCTGCAATGGCGCCACATTTCGTCGCGACAAGAAGGGAATCATTCCGGAGATCGTCGAGGAGCTCTATTCTCGTCGTGTGACAATCAAAAAGGAGATGTTGGAGGAGAAGACAAAACTTGAGACTCTTTCAAGGTCAAATTCTGCCGAGTATTTTCGAACACAATCAAATGTCGCTCGTCTGGAGACTCTTCAAGTCGCGATCAAGATTCTTCTCAACTCACTCTATGGTGCTTTGGGGAATCAATACTTTCGATATTTCGATCTTCAGGTTGCGTCAGCGGTCACTCTTTCCGGTCAAACGGTTATTCGTTGGGGTGAGAAGACTGTCAACGATTACCTGTCCAAAGTTCTGGGTGATGACAAAGATCGAGTGGTTGCGATTGACACGGATTCTCTTTACATCAATGTCAACGATCTGATCGAGAAGGTAAAACCCGAGAATCCAGTTGAGTTCCTTGACAAGTTCGGTTCGGAAGTTATTGAACCTTTGCTTGAAAAGTCCTTTGGTCGTTTTGCGGAAATGACAAATGCCTACTCAAATCGAATGGTCATGAAACGCGAGGCGATTGCGGATCGTGGAATCTGGACTGCAAAGAAGAGATACATTTTGAATGTCCACAACAACGAGGGTGTTCAGTATGCAAAGCCAAAGATCAAGATGATGGGCATCGAGGCTGTCAAGTCTTCGACTCCACAGGTTTGTCGTGATGCGATGAATGAGATGTTCAAGATCATTGTGACGGGCGACGAGAAGAAAACTCAGAATGCGATTGAGATGTTTCGCAAACACTTCTCGACTCTTCCCGCCGAGGCAGTTTCCTTTCCAAGAGGAGTGAGCAATGTCACTTCTTTTCGTGACTCGGAAAAGATCTATCGCAAGGGAACACCGATTCATGTTCGAGGTTCTCTTCTCTACAATCACTATCTCAAACGTAATGGTCTGGAAAAGAAGTATGAGCCTATTCGCAATGGTGACAAGATCAAGTTTCTCTATCTGCTCATTCCCAACTCGATTCAGGAGAATGTGATTTCGTTTCCGGAAACTTTGCCCGAGGACTTTGGATTGAACAAGTACATTGACTACAATACTCAGTTTCAAAAAACCTTTCTTGATCCGCTTGAAATGATTTTGGATGCGATTGGTTGGAAGTCAGAGCCGGTTGTTTCGCTCGAAGATTTCTTTGTTTAATCTTGACAACACTGTAAAAATGATATAGTCTACTCTTATGAATGAAATACCAAAATCCGAATTGGATTATTACAAATATCGAGTCACCTTGTTAAGAGAACAGGTTGATCAACTGAAACAAAGTGTTGGATATTCTTTGCCTCCTTATATTCAACCGATTGTGAATGACGAGGAAGTTGTAGATATTCTATTGGACATTCGAGAAAATATAAATACATTTTTGAAACGATTCAATTATCCTATCTTTTCATCGGAAGATGTTAGTAAGGCGACAAACAAGTAGAGTAATATGTACGATTATAGAGTAAAGGTTTTGCGAGTTGTAGATGGTGACACAGTTGATGTGGATATCGATCTTGGTTTTGGTGTTTGGCTTCATAAAGAGAGAGTTCGAATAATGGGTATTGATACTCCCGAAAGCCGAACGAGCGATAAGGTTGAGAAGAAGTTCGGTCTTGCATCAAAGAAACGACTCAAAGAACTTTTGGGAAAGACTGCCGTTCTTCGTACTCAGATCTCAAAGAGTGGAGAAGACATGAAGGGTAAGTTTGGACGTATTCTTGGAGACTTCGAAGTTGGAGATCGTATGGCGACCGAAATCCTCATTGAAGAAGGACATGCTGTTCCGTACATGGGCCAATCCAAAGATGATGTACAAGAAGCACACATGGCAAATCGTAAAAGGTTGATTGAAGAAGGAGTTGTCGAACAATAGATAAAATTTATTTTTACAACTTTTTTACCATGTTTAGTGTTGACCTTTTGAATTGTTAGTTTATAGTTATAACCATAATGAAAAATATAAATAACAGAAGAATGAAAAGTTTACTCATTATCATGATAATCTCCGCTTTTGTGGGATCAATAACATCCACTAACGCAAGGGCAGATCGCGAAGGTCGAGCTTTAATTGGAGGACTCATTGGGGGATTGATCATTGGAGAGATATTAGATAACGACAACCATCATCACCATCGACCGCCGAGAATCCATAACGGTTCGAGACATCGTTACGACGGGTGTGGATGTAGTGGCCACAACGACTATGTTCGGGTAAATATATGGGTAGAGGGTCGTTGGCATGTACAGTATGATAGTTGTGGAAGACCATTCCGTACTTGGCATCCGGGCCATTACACTCACACCAAAAGACGAGTTTGGGTCCCACACAGTAGAGGTTGTCACAATTACATCAGTTACGACGATCATTACGGATACGACGACTATCGAAGAGATCCCTATGGGAGAAGACATTAGAAAAATTAACAAACCTCTTGACGGTCAAGGGGTTTTTTTGTAGTGATTTGAACTACGAGGAAACAGCTACAAAATATATCGAAGAAAATAAGAACCTAATGATACCTTGGTATCTTATGGCGTCTTATGCGTATTACGAAGAAAACGATCCTATCTTCAGTGATTACTTCTACGATACTCTTGCTCAAAGAATGATCAAAGAGTGGAAAAATCTTTCTCACTTTCATAAACATTTAATTAGTCTTGACGATTTGTCCGCTGGATGTTATATTGGTGATTATCCAAATAGAATAATTTGTGCCGTGAAACATCTCAAAAAATGTACTCCCTAACATTATTTAAATCCATTTTCGACAATACGACTAATAAGTCTATGTCTTTTGATTCGTTAGAGAAATTTGAGGGTCTTCTCTACGATCTAAGTAAGCAACCGGGCTACAAACCAAAGAAGGGTGAATTCAAAAAAGGTTCTCCTCTGATTAGTCCAGCGTCTTACGAAAGCAACACAACAAGAAAAAACACCAACGTGATTCAATGGAATCGTTGGGCGGCGCTGGATGTGGATGAGTACGACTCGACGTTTGAGGATGCGTTACGAGTCTTTGAAGATCACTACTTCATCTGTTACTCATCTGCATCCAGCACAAAGGAGAAACCAAAGTTTCGAATCGTTCTACCTCTTACGGATGTAGTATCTTCTGAGAAGATTCGTCACTTCTGGTTCGCTCTCAACACCGAGTTCAAATCTCTGGGTGACAAACAAACAAAAGATTTGAGTCGAATGTACTATGTTCCGGCACAGTATCCGAACGCCAATAATTTCATCTTCAC